GCACTGCGTTCGCCTGATGGCCGCATCGATAGCGGCACGGTGTCATTCCGCCCAAGCCGATACGACGGTGGTGGTATTCGCTACCTGCGCTTCCGCGCCTGGCTCGACAGCATGGCTCAGGACACAGCCGGCATCGGTGTCGTCCATTACGAGGAGGTGCGCAGGCATCTGAGCACGGACGCTGCACACGTCCATGGCGGTCTCCTCGCCACGCTGACCTCCTGGTGTGAGCAGAACGGCATTGCCTACCAGGGCGTCCCCGTCGGAACGATCAAGCGGTTCATCGCCGGCAAGGGCAACGCCGACAAGGCCGCCGTCATCGCCGCCGTCCGCGAGCGAGGGTTCCGCCCCGCTGACGACAACGAGGCCGATGCCATCGCGATTTTGTTGTGGGCGATCGAAACCGACGGCGGTGTGCGATGACCCGGACGCGTCTCCCGGATCGCCGCGCCGCCGAAACCTTTCGGCTCGAATACGACGGAACCCGTTTCATGGTCACGATCGGGTTCTACCCGGACGGCCGCCCCGGTGAGGTGTTCACCCATGGAGCACGCAGCGGTTCAAACATGGACGCGTTGCTGGCTGATGCCTGTGTCGTGGTGTCGTGTCTGATCCAGCATGGTGCTGAGCCGCGAGAGCTGGCGGCGAGCATGGGCCGGCTCGGCAATTCGGAGCCGGCCTCGGTCATCGGCGCAGTGGTCGACATGGTCGCCGATGCAAACGCAGGATTACAACAACCGGGCGCGGAGGCCACGACATGACCTCCGAACAGATGCTTCAGCGCGCAGCCAACATCATCGCCGAACGAGGCACGGCTTATGGCGACGCGGCAGCGTCGATGTCTGCTGTCGCTGCTCGCTGGTCGATCACGCTCGGCCAAACGGTGACTCCAGCACAGGTCGTGCTCTGCATGATCGATTTGAAACTCACGCGGCTCGCGTATGACCCGACGCACCGTGACAGCGCACTGGATGTCCTGGGCTACACCGCGCTGCTCCCAGAGGTGACGCAATGAGGTGGCTCCCTAGAGGGTACGGCGGGTCAAGGCGTCCGCCCGAGAAGATCAAACAGGATGGCTGGTGCGAGCACGGTCTGCTCGCAGTGTCTATCGACGATCAAAGGCTCACATGGCCGGAGCGGGAATTCATTCGGCAACTCGGCGACAAGCTCTATGGGAAACATGCAAGGACGGAGGCGAGCAATGGCTGCCATGCAATGGACACCGACATTGGTCGAGGAGCGCCTGGTGGAGGCCGCAGACGTGATGAGGCGACTGCCTGAGACCCGCGTCCCTGGCTACTTCAACACCTGGCCAAAGATGGTTGTCGAATTCGCAGATCGCGTAGGGCAAGAGCCGACGCGGCTGCGGCTGCCTCCGCCATCACCAGGTGCAATCAGTCGCATGGAGGAGGCGCTGGCATGGCTGCGCTGGCTCGAGCCGCTGGACGCAAAGATCGTTTGGCTGCGGGCCGGCGGAGAGCGCTGGAAGGGCATTTGCTGGAAGGTTGGCCTCACGCGGTCGGCAACCCATCGCCACTGGCAATATGCACTGAGCGTGATCACGCTGCGCCTCAGCGACCGAAGGGTCCCAATGAAGCGATCACTGGAGTTCGTCATAGCGAGAGCACACGCAGAACAAGTGTGAGAACGAATGCGCAAAGTGTCCGAGGACATTCTACGATGTGACAGTTTCGGTCCTTAGGGCTATTGTTTTTGGCAAGATGTCGAGAGTCACGCACGCGGCATCGCCTCGAACCAAGCGCGGGTCCTCCCTGGCGAAAAACCGTATGCGGGAGGGCGAGGCGCGGGACTTCGCCACCGTCAGACCCGAAATCTGAGTTACCACCCGGCGCGTCAGTTCCGGCTGGCAAGTTGCAGATTGCCCGATAAGCCGGGCCTTTCCGCAACAAGATGGTGGTAACAGCGGGGTGGTACTCCGCCTCCGTACCAGCACTTTGGGTTACCACCCGCCAGCGGTAGCTGGCCAATCATCGAGCAATGGACCTGCAGTTTTCCGACAAGGTCGAGCGCTGGCCGCTCGAGCGATTGATCCCGCACGCGCGCAACGCTCGCACCCATTCCGAAGAGCAGGTGGCGCAGATTGCGGGATCGATCGCCGAGTTCGGGTTCGTCAATCCGGTCCTGGTCGGCGACGACGGCGTGATCGTTGCTGGCCACGGTCGGGTCATGGCGGCTCGGAAGCTGGGGCTGACCGAGGCGCCCGTGATCGTGCTGTCGCACCTGACACCGACGCAGCGGCGCGCGCTGATGATCGCGGACAACCAAATCGCAATCAACGCAGGTTGGAACGATGAAATGCTGGCGGCCGAGCTGGCCGCCTTGAAGGAAGAAGCGTTCGATCTCGACCTGCTCGGCTTCGACGAATCCGAAATCGATCGCCTCCTGGCCCGCACCGACGACGAGGCCGCCGATCTCGATGAAGCTCCCGAGTTGCCGGCTGAGCCCGTCAGCCGTCCCGGCGATCTCTGGATCTGTGGCGAGCATCGTGTGCTGTGCGGTGACGCGACCGTCCTCGCCGATGCCGAGAAGGTCTTGGACGGCGAACTCGCCCACATGGCCTTCACCGATCCACCGTACAATGTGAACTACGCCAACACGCCCAAGGACAAGCTGCGCGGAAAGAACCGTCCTATTCTCAACGATGCGCTCGGCGAGGACTTCGGTGCGCTGCTCTACGATGCCTGCGTCAACATCCTCACGCTGACGAAGGGCGCGGTCTACATTTGCATGTCATCGTCGGAGCTCGACCGGTTGCAGAAGGCGTTCCGCGAGGCCGGCGGCAAGTGGTCGACCTTCGTGATCTGGGCCAAGAACACCTTCACGCTCGGGCGAGCGGATTATCAGCGCCAGTACGAACCGATTTTGTATGGTTGGAAAGACGGCACTGATCATTACTGGTGCGGCGCGCGCGACCAGGGCGACGTCTGGTTCTTCGACAAGCCGCACAAGAACGACCTGCACCCCACGATGAAGCCGGTGGCGCTGGTCGAGCGGGCAATCCGCAACTCATCCAAGAGCCGCGACATCGTACTCGACCTGTTCGGCGGCTCCGGCACGACGCTGATCGCGGCTGAGCACGCCGGGCGCCGGGCGCGACTCATCGAGCTTGATCCAAAGTACGTCGATGTCATCGTACAGCGCTGGCAAAGCCATGCCAAAGGGAAAGCCATCCTTGCCGGCGACGAACGTAGTTTTGACAACATCACCGTGGAGCGGTCGCGAGTTACGATTGCGCCGGCTTCCGGCCATCGAGCCGATGCCGCAACGGAAACAGCCCGGCCAAAGTGATGAGCGTAAACACGGCGCCCGCAAGGAACGTCGCTTGTGGGCCCGAAACGTCCCAGAGCAAGCCGGCGATGACGCTCGCCAACAGCAGCACCACACCGGTGATGAGGTTGAATACGCCGAAAGCGGTCCCCCGCAGTTCGGCAGGCGCGGCGTCGGCAATAAGCGTCGCGAGCAGCCCCTGCGTGAAGCCCATATGCAGGCCCCAAAGCGCTGCGCCCACGAGCACCCCAAATATGTTGGGTAAAAGAGCCAAGCAGAGATCGGCAACGAACAAGAACACAAGGCCAACGACCATGACTGTCGCTCGATTGGCTTTGTCGGACAGCACGCCAGCCGGATAGGCCGACACCGCATAGAAGACGTTCATCACGATCATGACCACGGGTGCCAACATGATGCCCAAGCCGATCGATTGAGCGCGCAGGACCAAAAATGCTTCGCTGAAACGCGCGAGCGTGAACACCGCTGCGACGCCTACCACCCACCAATAGGCGCTGCCCAGTCGCCCAAGCTCGGCGCGGCTCAGCGGCATTTTGACCTTGCGAAGTTCGGCGGGACGTTCCGGTTCTCGAACCGCAAAGACAATGAGCCCGAACGCTAGGAAGGCTGGAATGACGGCAATCCAAAACACCGCGATGAATTTTTTGGCGAGCCACCACATGAACGCGATGGCGAGCAACGGACCCAAGAATGCACCGATCGTGTCGAGCGATTGACGCAGGCCAAAGCTCGCGCCACGAACCTCTGGCGGGCTGAGGTCAGCGACGAGCGCATCGCGCGGCGCGCCACGGATGCCCTTACCGACGCGGTCAATGAAGCGGGCGGCAACCAGCCATTCGACGGTCGCGGCCAGCGGGAAAATCGGCTTGGTGAACGCTGCGAGGCCATAACCCAGTGCCGCCAGAAACTTGCGTTTTCCGAGCCAATCACTGATCGCGCCTGAA